TGAAGTTTAATCTTCTAATTCAAGATTAGGAAGCACCGTCAACTTCACCCATTGCAACACCACGTGGGTTCACAATACCGATACCAATGATTTCGGATACTACGAATCCAAGCTTAAGTTGCTTAGGCTCATCTGCAGGAATAACTTCGATATCTTGTCTTACTGGCATAACACCAACGAACTCAGGATCAGCGCAAGCAAAAGATGTACCAGCAGGAACAATCTTAGAAACGATGATATCTGCACCGAAGATGTGACCATAAAGACCAGTTTGAAGCAATTCACGCTGAGTTACAGGATCAACTTGAGAAGCACCAGCTGCACCAGCAGATTCCCAAGAAAGAATGTCTGTAAACTCATTGATGTTAAGGAAATACTTAGAAGTAACTAAGTCCCAACGATCAATTTGACGCTTAAGATTAAGCATACCATTCTTCTGAAGAATGCCAGTTGCTCCAGAATCAAGGTCTTGCTTTGCGTTTTCACCACCAAGTGTATCTTGACCAGCAAACTCAAGAGCAGAAAATACATTAGCATCTTCTTGTGCTTGAATTTCTTGGCGAGCTTTTTGTTGAGCACGATCAATAACATTGAAACGTCTACGCTTAACTTCAGCAATTCTTACAGTTGGGTTTGAAACAATTTCAAACTCAGGAATAGTCACGCGATCACCGAAAACTCTTGACTCAGGAGCAGTACCATTAGATGATACAACAACTGCAGCCACATCGATATCACGATCATAAACTGGAAGAGCACCTTGTGGAAGAGGATCTACTACAAGAGCCTTACGACCAACACCTTGATAATCCAAGTTTCGTCTGATTGGAGTTGCCATAGCTTGACCTAAAGCAATTTTTCCTTCTTGAGTCATAAGCGCTTGCTTAATCATCTCATCTCTTTGCTGATCATTCAAAGAAGGACCTGTAGCTTGAATTGTATTTGAAGATTGAAGTTCTTCAACAATTGAAGCGTATTTTACTATTTGAGACAATGCATCTTGAACATTAGAAGCATTGATTTCACCATGTGTGTTAAAAATATTTTTACTCATTTTATGCTCCTATTATACTACTTCTAAAGACTGAAGTCCAGTCCAGTAAATTGCTGCGTATTCTGCATCACCTGCAGTTCCACTTGCGTGTGTAAATGTTGTTGATACCAATGAAGAATCATTTACTGTTCCTACAAAAATTGCAGAATAAGAAAAAACGTCTGCTGAAATAGAGGTTGAAACGTCTGTTCCAACAGCCCACTTTCCAGTAGAGGTATTTGCAGCTAAAAGATCATTCAACCCAAAAGCAGTAAATGCCCCAGCAGTTGTTGCATCACTAGTAATTCCATAAAGACCCTCTTGAGTCCACATTGTTGCTTTGCCTGATCCAAAAGAAGTTCTTGGACCAACAGTAACAACACCAGCTGTAGGACGATCACCAAGACCAGTACCTTGACCTGCGGTTCCACCAATCACAGAACCAAAAAGAGTTCCGTAGCCATTAGCTCCAGATGTTCCTTCATCTATTAATCCAGAAAATGGAATTACTGTTCCAGTCCCAGCAGCATTGCTGCCACCACCAAGTGCAATTTCAGCTTGAGGTCCGACTACAGCAGAGTCAGAAGCGTAAGCATCATTTGCAACGTCTAGAGCTTGAAGATGCCCTACTTCGCCACCAACAACAGAGTTTTGGTCGGAATCTTAAAGATCCCATTGTCCAATTGGTCTGAGTCCTGGCTGTAATAATTTAAGTGCCATAATATATCTCCTTAAAAAAGTTTATAGCTTATTATAAATAATATTTATTGTTTTAATTGAATTTTTTACTTTAACTTAACTTAATATCCATGCTTTTTCATTTGTTCTTTTAATTTTGCATAACTACTTTTAAAATTAGCAGTTGGCATATCTCCAAACATTTCTTGCATTCTTTTGTGTTGCTCGTGGCCGTTTTCTACCAATCCACCTTTACCTCTTGAATCTGCCATATTAGCAGTTTGGGGGTGAGCATTTAATATTAAGTCATCGTCTTTTTCATTTAATCTGTATAAACTTTCGGTCTTCTTTGCCTCTGGCTTATACTCAGATAATTCCCCATAAGATTTATAAAACTCTTTTAAGAAGGAATCGTCACCACTTAAATCCTTTACGGCATCCTTATAGTAACGTTTAGAAAAATCATCTGAA